TGTGGAAAAGTAGTGATGTCTACAACAACGAAGGCTGAGTAATCTTCTCCGACTCCCCTTGCCACGTCAACGGTCATCACATAATCATGATTTTCTTGAGATGGTTGATATACATCCAATCCAGCATTTCTTTTGATTGGGTTGTCATAAATGAGAGTTCTAAGTTTGCTAGGAGCAATCAGTGTATCAACTGATCCTAAGAACTCACATTCAAACTCGACCTTGAACTGTGCTTCTGATGTGTTCTTAATAGTTGTTTTTTTCCACTTCTCATCCCTACCTGGAACTTCTGACCAGTGAACATCTGTAGGGACATAATCATTCTTTTGTTTTTCTGCATCGTGCCACAGACGGTAGAAGTGGTTCATACCGTGTGGGGTGGATACAATAATTACTTTGGTGTTTTTACCAGAAGTAATAGTAGGATATACAGATGCAAAGAACGAGTCAGCGACGTGATTTGGGACAAACGCGAACTCGTCGAGAAAGAGGATGTTGAACGACATACCTCGGACAGCACTCGCAGACGTAGAAGCTGCCAATATCTTACTGCCATTCTCTAACTCCAGTGATCCTTTGTTCCATGCAATAATACCCTGTTGCATCCACTTGGGCAAGTTCTCATATGCAGTTTGTAATCTTCCAAGTAGTTCTCTTGCAGTTGCTGCTTTGTTTGCAAGAATGCCAATATTAACACTGTCATTAAAGACAGCATAATGCAAAAGGTAAGATACGACTGTAGTGGATTTACCAGTTTGTCGTGGCATCTTACAGATATTAAATCTGTTATTATGGAAGTTGTTAATCAACTTCTCTTGGAAATGATATGGATGAAACTGTGTTAGGCCCTCATCAAGAGAGATAATCTTGACATAGTTGTTGGCAAAGTAAACAGGATCTTCTTTGCATTTCATAAACTCAAGGATTTGTTCTTGAGTAAATTCAATCGCAGTATTCGCTTTTTTTAAATTCGGATTGCCAAGGTATACATTATCAGACATAAGTTAATCAGCAGTTCCAGGCTCTAAGTGATTTGTTGATCCTTGAATCGGGATCGTTCGCAGTTTTAGAGGAAGTTAGTTTCTTTTTCATTCCTTTCATTCTGGCGCAAAAGGATGCCCTGCGGGGATTTCCAACCTTCTTTGAAGGTGCCTTAAGGTTGCTTCCTGGATTCTCTCTTTCGTAAGACTTTCGTCCTTTTTCGTTAAGTCCACCCTCTTTGTTTTTTCCTGCTTTTCGTGTCCATGCTGCTCCTTCGACGTGAAGGAGTGGTTGCCCTGGTTCATAGCTTGAAACGTTAAAAGTTAATAGTTTCGCGCCAGGATATACTTTAGAAACCTGATCTTGAACATCAGATTTTTTGGGTACTGAGATTTGAGGGAAGAACATCTTCAAAGCATAATACTTACCTCTATAGTTGAAATAAGTATCAACGATGTTTCCAGTCTTTGCTGGAACTCTAACTGCCTCTTCTATGGATTCGCCCATAGGTTTTACATAGTTTTTATCTGGACCGGGTTTTCCTCCATCTCCACCTTGAGGTCCATCACATGGAGACATTCCATGAATAGGGCAATCTTTACCCTTTGGTGTATGAGAACATTCAGCTTCTTCTTTTTTGACACAGTTTGGATATCTCTTTCCAAACATGGTCTTCATACCTTTTTTCTCATAACCTTTCCAACACTTTTCATCAAGTTCAACTTCTTCCTTCTTAGTTTTATTTCCCCAATTTGCTGCACCGACTTTTCTGCATTTGACCAGTGCTCCTGACGCATATGCACTTGGCCAAACTGAGTAGCGTGACTTGACTTTATGGTAGCAAGCATCCTTCTTGCCTTCCTCAATATCAATCACGTCACCTACTTCTACATTATTTTCTGCGAACCATCCACGATTTACTTCTAACGCGCACAGCACCTCTCCATCTGAGGAAACTGGGTTCTCGTCGAACGGTTCTAATTCTTTAATGCTTTCGATTGTTCCATCCTCTCTAATGAAAGCGATATCGAGAGGAATTTTTGTTTCAGTCATATGAAATGACTGTTGTTGTACGTCATCAAAGATAAACAGCATTCCGCTATTTGTATCTAAACTTTCACGGAACATCAACCCTAAGTTGAAATCTCTAATGTTATTTGGAATTTCAATCTCAAGTGGTAAAGTTACAAACTCGGTTGATTCGCTCATTTTCTTCTTAGGTTTATCAGTTGAAACGTATGTGGGTTTTGCCGCACCAGTCTTTTGTGGTTGTCCTGGGTCAGCAGCTCTTTTTCTTCTTTGAGCAGAGGCTCTTTCTGATTTACTCATACTTGCTCTTTTCGCAGAAGAAACACACTTAGGTGTTGTTTTCTGTCCTGGTTGGCGAGCACAGGGTTTTCCTGATACTACTTGTACCCAACCTTTCTTACCATCTTTTGATTTGGACTTACCAAACCAATCGCGGAGACCTTCTTCACTTACAGTGCCACCGTTTCCGTTGCCACCATTACCATTACCATTTCCGTTGCCGTTACCATTTTTTGGTTCGTCAACAGTGTGACCATTTTCTTTACGGAGCATTCCAGCACGACCTACAACCTTAAATCCTTTTGGGATTGGTTTACACTTTTTGTCAGTGTAACAGTAATATTGTCCTGCAGGGCAACGTCCGTTTTTAGCCATCAAAAGAGTAATTACTCCTTATTATTTATCAACCATCAAGTGCTACAGTAAGACCAAGCGACATACCAGGCAGCGACTGCCAAGATGTGCCATCATAAAACTCAAGTTTTGATGATGTTGTATTAAAGATAATTGCACCCTGAGTAAAGGTTCCAGCGTCTCTGGCCGCAGTAGTATAAAGTGGTGGATAAAATGCTGTAGATGCCTTTATAGTTGCCGCAGTTATAATACCTGAAGTATTAATTGAAACAGTTGTACCAATTCCAACTGAGGCTTGTTTACCTTCTCTGTCTTGGAAGGTAACCTCACCCGCACTATCTTGTTTAATTGCAACAGTTGTTGCTGTACCAATAATAATTTCATCAACACCCTTGATTTGTTTTGCATCTGGGTCAAGGGTAATTGACCCTGTACCAATTGTCAGGATACCTGTTACTCTCGCATCCCCTTGAACCAATAATGCTGTTGTTGCAGTGCCAGTATTAACCTCAATTCCACTTCTAAAGGTACTAAGACCAAGAGAATCAACGTTCTTTACATCTTCATATGTAATTGTTCCACCAACGGTGATGTTACCATCAACATATTGATCTCCACCAACATAAAGTGCAAAATCAGATCTTGCAGTGGTCGCAATACCAACATTCTTGGTTGTGTGGATACCAGCAGTGGCACTGGCCCACGTTCCACCAGCACCAGCGTTATTAGCAACTGTTTTCCACTTAGATACTGAAGAGTCATATTGCAGGATATAATTATCTGCAAGTCCAGTAATATCAACATCATCAAGATCTTTGATGAATCCTGCACCACCGCCACCAATCGACGACAGTTGATATTGAACTCTCTCTACAAATATCTTGTAGTGTTTTTGAAGTTGATCAAGAGTTACAAAATCCTGATTAAGTGGAGTAAGGGGATCTGGATTATCAGTCTCTGGTGGATCCTCTCCAAGAGGAACATTAGTCTCTGCAAGTAATTGCTGTTCTTCTTTTAATTGTTTCTGAGATGACTTAATCTCCTCTACAATTTTGTAAAGTCCTTTGATATCAGACTTTACATAGTCAATATCTTTATCATAATACTTGACTTCTGGAAGTCCTGAGATTTCTTCTCTTAGCTCAGTAAAATACTTTAGAAGTAACTCATCAGTCTTGGTGCTGGTGTAGTTAATCTCCTTAAGTTCTTTGTTGATGTTCTGCTTGAGAGTGTTGTACTCTCCAAGAAGTTGTTTCTTTAGTTTGCGATCATCATCTTTGAACTCTTTATGATATTCCCACATTTTGAGAGATGATGATCTGAGTTCCTTCCAGATCTTATCTTTCTCTTCATCAATACGAGTATCTACTTTTTCACTCAGATTAGAGATGTCATTCTCAATCTTGATTGTGCTGTTGAAATGTTTTGTTTCAACATCTTCAGAAAGTTGTTCAAGATCAAACTGAA